CGCGGGCGCAGGTACTGGTGCAGGCGCAGGTACTGGCGCAGGCGCAGGTACTGGTGCAGGCGCAGGTACTGGTGCAGGCGCAGGTGCAGGCGGTAATTCAAAATTGGGCGGTAATTGTTTAACAGGCGGTAACGACGGCGGCGCAAAATCCTGCGCAGGTGGAATGTCTATCGGCGGTAACGACGGCGGCGCAAAATCCTGCGCAGGTGGAATGTCTATCGGCGTGTTAAAACGGCGTTGTAGCTCGGCTAATCTAGCGGGATCAAGCTTCGGGTTTTTATAAACCTCTGGAGCAGGCGTTATCTCAGGTAATGAAACCGTGTTACGCCCACGAGAGCCTCGGCCCCCGCTCCGGTTTTGACCGGAGTCGCCCATGTTTATAAACCGGCTAAAATCAACCATTAGAAACCCTTTTTAACAACCTATGTAATTACCACCACGTTTCGCAGCACCCATGCCGCGAGCGGTAAGCTTAGAACCCGGACCTTTGCCTTCTTCAATACGCTTATCAGAATAGGGCGCAGCAGCAGTCTTGCCGTATGGAATACGACCCTGCTTATCAATCTGTGCATACTCGACTGGTTTTGGCGGCGCTTTTGGTGCGGAACCATTTACTTTTACTTTCATCTTAACCTCCTTCAGGTCTCTTAAATACACTACCGGGTGTCGAATACATAAGATTCGAACCCTGCGGCGGAGTCAGAAACGATCCAACTCCCTGAAATCCGGGCGGTGTATATGTTGAATGCTCTGTTGCTGTTTGTTGCGGATTTTGTGCAATAAAATCTTGATAGTCCGATTGCCCCGCATTTTCACCTATACCAACTATTTCTGAAAAAGTTGGAGGAATCTGTGCAGGACCCGGTGCAGGACCCGGTGCAGGACCCGGTGCAGGATCAAACGGTATTTCAGGAAAACCAAAAATCGGATCAGGACCCGTACCGGGCTGTTCACCCGCTGCTATACGAGCCGCAATAGCCTTACCTTCCTCAGAATTTAAATAAGCTTGCGCCTCACCAACCGTCGCGGCAACACCAGACTCACTAAAATCTATATGCGGATTAGCGGCATGAAGCGCCGCCCGCCTTGCCTCCGAGTCGGCAATAGAAGCTTCTGCCGCCGTTCTTCGCGCATTTGATTCTTCCATCTGTTTAAGTTGTTCTTCCGTAAACTGCATCGTGGGAGGAGCCGTGTCCGTGTAAGAAACTCTTACGGGGCCACCTTCAGCATAAGCGTAGCTCAAACTTTTATTTATCACCCTTGGTCACCTCGTTGCTTTAGCAATTCACGCTCCATCGCAGATTGGATACGTGCCTGTGTTTGTGCTTCTTGTGAAGCCAAACGTCTGTCAAACTGCGAACCACGCATTTGTTGATTCTGTGCATCCAGTTCAACCTTGGCTTGGTCAATCGCTTGATCGGCCTGATCGCCTTGTGCCTTAATCTGTAGCTCTTGCTCTTTAAGCTGAACCAACGGATCAGGGGCCCCGGCACCAGACAATTCGCCAGATAGCTGTTTAACCTGCTGCAAACCTTCTGCTACAAACTGAGCAGTCATCTTCTCTATTTCTAGCATCTCGTCGTCAGTGGCAGGCTGACCACCTTTTTGTTGTACCTGCTGTAAATACGCAACAGCCGCTTGTTCCTTAGCCGCAATCTGTACGTGTTCCATCACATGCTTTTGCAAGCTAATAGCAATAGGAGGCATACCACCAACCATGGGCGACGCGCCAAACACCAAGTGCGCCGTAATGTGCGCCTGATGGTTTTGCCCTTCAAAAGCATGTAGCTCTAGCATATCTAAAGCATTGATGTTTTCTTGAGCAGGGTCAAGTGGAGCCGGTTCATCAACAGGGACCGCCTTCATAATGCGGTCAACGTCCGTTACACCCAGTGCCTCGTACATATCCCGATACACTTCGGTTAGATTGTGTATTTCAGGAGCTTGAGAAGCAAGCTGCAACTTAGTCTGCGCCATAACAATACGCTGCGCCTGACTAAATACGTTAGGGTTGCTTACCGGAACGACATCTACACGGTCATCAAAGTCTTCGCGCATGATAGTTTCATCACCACCCGGCACCGTATAAGGGTACTGTTGTGGCAAACTTTCAGACATAACACGCGCAAGAATCTTAAACTCCTGCCGCATTGCGTAGTGCAAACGCTTATGCACCGCACTCATTACACGAGTACCCTGCTCCATCATAGCGATGGTTGTACCTACCGCAGCTTGCTGATTACCGTCACCAACCTTGAGGTCCGTGATCGTCGCAAAACGTTGTCCGGCTTCTACAACAAAACCAAGTAGGTTAAATAATGTTTGGTCAGGACCTTTAAACGGCAGCGGCATAAGGCTGTCACGTATCGCCCCTCCGGGTGCGTCCACATCTCTGAACTCACCGGGCTGCAACGGATCGTCATCGTCCCTGATCCGTAGTCCGCGGGCCTTGAACCCCGCAGGTAAGTTAGACAGCGTTCCGGCGTCGATCAACTGCCTAAGCGCCGACGTTGCTGTTCGAGACAAACCACCAATGGTGTGAATCAAGCCTAAACCGTAGAAACCAAATCCCGGCAAAAACTTAAAGTGTGTAAAGTATTGTATCTTTCTTTTTAATTCGTCATCTTCTTGGAAATTACGACGAATCGACAGCACCTGACCATTGTCCTCGGACAACGTGACAACGTAAGGAACCTTGATTCCAGTAGGTTCGCCCTCGTCATCAAGCTCTTCGTAACCCTCCAAGTCTAAATCAACGTGGCATTCTAAAATGGTGCAATCATAATCTATCTGATTAGGCTCCAGACCTTCAATACGGTCCATTTCACCGTCTAAATCAGACATTTCTTTCTGTGCAGGGATAACTTCAACGTCTAAATACGTGCCACCAATCTGCCTTTTGCGCAAATCGTTGAGCGACATGCGCACCACTTGCGTAATGTTGGGACAAGTTTCGAGGTCTGACGTTTCGTAAGGAACAATCAGGTTCTCCGCAGGCACAAATTTAGATACCGCACGACCTAACGTTTCATCAAAATACGTTTTCTTAAACGTAGAACCGGCCAAGGGGAGGTAAAACAACATCTGATCCATGTCAGGTGTGTATTCTTCCATAACACTCGTGATGTAGTAGTTCATAAACTGACGTACACGAGAAGCTTGCTGATTCTTGGAAGTGGATTCCTTGCCCATAACTACAGTACGAACAGGACCCGAAGCAGGCAGTAACTCGTTAAACGCTTGTGCTTGGAACTGCGTCGCAGCTTCCGCCAGTAACGGATGCGTTACACCCGAGGCGCCGCGAAAAGGTTGAGTGCGCTCATCGTAAGTAAAACCTAGAAGCTCCAAACCATTGGTATAGGCGTCTTCCCACTCTTGGCGACTTGCCTTGTTAGCATCAAACTCACCAAGCAAATCACTTGAAATGCGAGACAACTCACGGTCAGGCATCTCTTCGGCCAAGTTGGCATAAAAATCTTCACTAGCACCACGTTGGTCTTGCGGATCAAAATCAACGATAACTCCGCCGTCATCTTCGGCACTAATCTCGATAGAACTCATATTGTCCGAGTCCAATTCAGGCACCAATACTTCAGAACTATCCGGCAACTCTATCTCTACTTCAGCCGCCAAATCGTCCATGTCTAGCTGAGAAGGTACGTCCATCAAACCCGCGTTTGCTTTACCGTTTGCCATTGCGACTCCTAATAATCTGACACGAAGTAGCCGTACTGATCTCGGGGTATATAAAGATCAGGACCCTTCTCAGGACTCTTGAAACTGCGGTTGTCCGCAGAACGTCCTATAATTGCATCTAACTGCTTGAATATTTTTGCATCAACCATTTGCGCTAACTGCGCAGGCGTTGCGTTCATACCCGCTTGTTTAAAGATGGAAATACCTACCGCGTTATTCCGCTTATCCATAGCACGATGACGACGATCAGAAAAGCCAATGTCTTCTCCAAGATTTCCTACCGTCATCGCGGTCTTCGGGCCGTAGTCCGCAGCCATCAAAGCACTGCCCAACATGTGACTCCGAGTGTCCGCCAGTTCTTGCGGCGTCGGTAAATCTTCACGACCATACGGACGACTATGACGATTAGGACCGTCTACAGGGTCCTCAACTAACGGATAATCATAGCCTTGTTCTAAAGCTTCAAAAAAAGTAGCACCTTCCGGATAATACGTGCCTCGGTCCGCGGACCCCGGATTACCAGAATCCCGTATCGCACGTTCTTCACCCGCTTGAAAACGAGTGCCTTCAGGAGGGTCCGCAAAAGGCGTAAACTGTTCTGCAAAGAAGGTTCCTACGCCGCGTTCGTCAAATTCTTCTTCGCGTATCGGGGGCGGTAGCTGACCTTCACCGTCTAAAACGACGGTAGCGCCGCCATCCTCAAAGTAGGAGACAAATCCACCCGCTCCAAGATTCACAGAAGCACTATTCATTAGCAGGAATTCCCTGAAAAAAGTTAATAATACGCTTTCACTTTAACACGGTTCTCCTCATCTTCCCAGTCATCCGTAGGCAGTTGTACAAAGTTACCCTGCCTATAGCGCATAAGCGCCTGCGTCATACTATCTACCAAATCGTCATGCTCACCGTTAGGAAAAGCCGCGACCTCTTCAATTAACTCGTCCGAAAAAGTCTCGTCGGGGGCCCAAACCATCCCCGCTTCAAACAAGGGCGACACACTATGTACCCTACTCACCTTATCGTTACCACGACTCGGCGTAAAATTAACAACAGGTATGCCCATGTTCCGTAACTCGTGCGTCAAAGGCAATCCACTCGCCTTGGCTTCAACAATAACCGTATCAGGTTCCCAAAATTTATAATTATCTAACGCAACTTGCTTCAACTCAGGGAAATCCCAACGTCCCTTTTTACTATCCAATAGGATCAGGTTGGGACCCGAACCACCCTCATTGGGGTAAAACACCCCCCACGTTGTAATTGCAGAATAGTCCGCCGTCTCGCGCTTACTAAAAGCCGTATCGTAACTTTGTATCACATACTCCAATTGCGGAATCTTTTCCGGCTCCCATACACGCCACCACTCACGCCGAATAATCGCATTCTCTTCGCCCGTAGGATTTTGTTGGTACTGCGCGTT